TGAGGAGCAAAGTTACCTGATGGTAAGTTTGCATATCCTGCAGCAGTTCCGAAAGCCATTTTTCTCTCTCCTTATTTTGAGGTTTTTAGCTGTTCATATCAATTCGCCCTTCTTGCCGTGCTAAGTCTATATCAGCTTCGTGCTTCTCAAACTCCCACGGTTTAAGTCTGGCGATGTCAGAACCCTTCCAAATCTTTTTGCCTTGTTGCGAATCAACTTTGACCTCACGTGATCTAGTAGTCTTAACTGATTCTGCAGCAGAAGCTTGTCTTTGTGAAGGCTTCTTAGTTTTGCCTATATCGGCTTTGTAGAGATCAAGAACTCTTATTGCCCATTTTGGATCAGTATTGTTTTTAGTAATACCTTCCGATATAGAAGCAGGCTGTTCATCCAACCATAAAAGAAACTTTTCGTCATCTTTAAACTCTGGAAAATCGGAGTGGGCGTTCAGTAACTCTTTGTAAGCACTTTGAACTACCAAATCTTTTTCACGATCTTTTAAAGTTTCAAGCTCACTTTGTAAAGTCTTTGATTGCTCTTGAGCTTGCATTGTTGCTACAGTTTGCACTACAGCATATACATCAGGATACTTTTCCTTAAATTGCTCAAGCTCTTCAGGACTCTTAGGTAATTTAACAGAAGGATCAAGATCCATTTTTTCAGCAGTTGCTTCTAATGCGTCTTTCTCATTCTTCCATTCTTGAAGCTTGTTGTCATAATGTTTTTTTAAATCATCATAACGTTTCTTATAATCGTGAGACTCCTTAGTCTCTTCAACTTTAGTTTCTACAAATCCTTTATCTTGTTGGGTAGCTGTTTGTTCAGTGCCAACTTCTTCGGATTTAGCTTCTGTATTTTCCTCCTCGTCATCTTTGTAAACATCATCACGATATTTACCACGATAAAGATTAGGATTATTTATTGTTCCAAAGGAATCATTGGGTTTGTTTGCTCTCGCACCTCTTATTGGTTTTGCCATTATTTTACACCTCATCTTGCAGTGCCACTGGCTGTGGGTAGCTGCTTCGGTTTGTCAGGGCCACTTATGTGGGTAGCTGACGAATTATCTGTAAAAGTCTGGGGATTCTCCCATTGTTTCACTTGATATTCTTCCACCCTTTTCAGGTGTTCTACTATAAAAGTCGTGTTGACCTATTGTAGTAAAGTATTCGTTTCTTTTGTTTGCTCTTAGACGATTAGACGCTTCTCCTACTTTTGCGTAAGTAAACACATCATCTCTTAATTTGTATTGTTCAAAGTCAGGTTCTGTCTCTAACGCCATGTCAGCAGCATCTAGTGCTTTTTGCCAATATCTATTATTAAGCATTTCAGGTAATCTGTCTTTTAACAAGCTAGGCTCAAGACCTTCGTAACCAAACATCTTACTACCTTCACCTTTGCGTGATCTACCTTTTAAAACTTCTTTTATAGTGTCTAAGTTTTTAAAAGAATATGTTTTGTCGTTCATTCTGTTTATAACAGTTTCTCCTATAGCTCTCATTGCTTCTGGAGAATCTTTAGAAACTATCGACTCTGAAAATATAGTTAACGCAAGTGCTTCTCTATCAGGTAAACTATCTATAAGTTCTTCAACCGTACTTCTTTTAGTTAATCCTCTGTTTATTACGTCAGTAACTTTCTTTTTAAAACCAGAACTCATTGGCTCTATTATATCTACACCAAATTTTTCTTCAGTGTTTCCACCTGCTTGCATATTTATAAAACCACCTTCTGCTACAGTTTTAGCTTGTGGCTTTTCTTCTTGTTGGGATTCTTCTTGTCTACGTGCTACTTCTTTTTTACCACGATTATTTATCTTTTCTAATCTATCGTAGCCAATTACTTTAGCAACTTCTGGAGGTACAATTACCTCTCCACGTGATATCATTATATCAACTTGTTCCTTACTTGGTATTTTAGCAGCTTTAGGCGATTTGTCAAGTCCTGAATCAACGTCTGATTGTGCAATTATTTCGTACGCTTGAATTAACATTTGTTTTACATCTTCTTTACCTGCAAACTCTACATCAGGTGCATTAATTACAAATGCTCCTTCAGGAACTGTTTTAGGTATATCATCAGCTATAGTCTGTTGTTCGCTAAATTGATCAGGGGGTCCTCCAACAAATCCCATCTCGCCAGTAGGTGCTTGCTGTTGTTGTGTAGGATCGCCACCCATTTGCATCCCTACTTTTCCACCATCATTAAATCCATATCCCATGTCTGATGAATTAGGGTCACTTGGGTTAACGCCACCACTATCATTACTGGTATTATTATCATCGCCTACATAACTACCACCTGAAAACACTCCTGTCACACTGTACTGTGAACCTGCAGGAGCTGCACCAGTTGGATTGCCTTGAGCATCATAAGAAGAATATCCTATGCCTGCTTGAGCTGCTTGAGTTGAACTACCATAATCATCTACAGTTATACCTGCTTCCATCATAGCTACAGGGTTACCTCTAGCATAACCACTAATCGCATCTTCATCTTCTACTTTTGCTGCTCGTTCAAGTAGATCACTAAATGAACTTGCAGTTAATCCCTGTGGAATATTACCTGTAAGAACTGATCCACCAAAGAATCCCGGACTAACACTTATGAGTTGACCGTTTAAACGCCCTTGATTATATCCTGCTATGCCTTGCGACATTTTATCTGCAACATTGTAATGAATATCCATAACTTTTGATGAAACTTTAGCAAAAGCTCCACTACCCATAGCTACAGGCTCTCCATATGGATCTGGTTCACTTGGTCCTATTATATTAAGAACAGCACCTGCAGGACCTGATAGCATCTGTGTTCCAGTGTACAATCCTTTTGCTAATCCCATTTCGCCTGCTAGTAGAGATCCATATGTTGCCAACCCTGCTTTTGCAGCCAATCCTTCTCTACCACCAAGAGATGTCATTGCTTCGGCAAACGGATCAGCAAACGATCTGTTTTGTTTTGCAATATCCCTAGCTACTTCTCCTGCCGTTTGTCCTGCACCAACACCTGCAACATCCATCATTTCGTTTGCATCCTGTATTGACTGGCTGACACCCACAGTTTGTACATCTATACCTAGACCTCCTAACTGCTCTTCAAATTCAGTTTTATCAGACCCCTCTGCTTTTTCCTTTTCTGAAGTTGTTTCAACATCAATATTATTATCTTTTAAAGCATCAGCTAAACGCCTTCTAGTGCGTATTCTTTTAAACCTATTGTTTAACTCTGGATTACTTTTTATAATATTTATACTCATTTGGGTTTCATTACCTTTTCAACATCATTCTTCAGATTGAGGAGGGTTGCCAGTAAAACTGCCTTCCCCTGCAACTGGCGTAGTTCCGATTCCAATAGTGCCGTTGCCAATCCCTTGTTCGTTAGGTTGAGTAGCTCCTTGAGGTACTCCTCCAGACCCATCCATATTTGTGGGTTGTTGGTTAGGGGTGCTACCTTCGCTGCCAGTTCCTTGTTGAGCATTTTGTAATCCTCTTAATATTTCAGCGTATATCTGTGCTTCATTTAAATCGTTAACCAGACTGTCAGGATCTATGTCTTGTGATATAGCAAGCTCTCTCATCAAGTTTGGTATCTTTACAAATGGTGCTAATGTTGGGTTCATGACAGTTTGCAACAGAGCCGTAAGTCTTTGACTTCGTACTTCCTTTTGCATCACTGCAGCAACACCACGAGGTTTGATTTCAAGATCACCCTCTACATCTTCAGCATCATCATTAAATTGCATATTCCATTGAAAATATGCTTCCCCCATTGGCTTTAATAGATAGTCGTCTATATTTTTTATTACAGTTTTCATGGACAGTCCTGCTGATCCCATGAGCATAGATAATCCTGCAGCAGTTCTACCAGTACCTGTTACACCTGTTTGTCCGTGCATAATTGACGGTATACCTGTCTCTTCATCTGCAAGTTGTCTAGATACTTGATACATTTGCAAGTTTTCTGGTGCAGTATTTGGGAACTTTAATCCGTTCACGGCTGTGCCTGTCACACCTGATTGTCGTCTAAATATCTTACCGGGGAATATATCCATGTTTTGACCGGGAACTAAACTTGCTTCGTCTATGTCAAATACAAGATTACCTGCCAATGCTAAGTTATCAATAGCCATCCGAACGTGACCGTTCATAAGCATCTGTGCATCTTCCATGTTTTCTGCTACACCAACCCCCCATATTTGATAAGGATTGATCTCGTATGGAAACACATGAAATGGTAATCGTGCAGGTGTAAATGGATTAAGAACACATCTAAGTATTATGCTACCACACATCCACGCATTAACTTGTATTTGATCAGTTTCAGATACTGAATCTGGTAACTTCAAACCTACCTCATCAGCAAACTTGGTATCTATAACACCCCAGTACTCAAGAACTTCAAATCTGTTTTCTTGATAATAAGGCTCTGTTTCATCATCTCGTATTGTATCTTCGTAGTATTTATCTTCGTAGTTAGGGCCTTTAGCAAGACATTCTTCAATAGCTTGTTTGTTAAAATAAGGTCTGTTGATTAACGCTTTCAATTGTTGTCTGTTCATACGATGTCGTTGTATTATGTATTCACAATCTTCAACACTTGTGCCTGCAGGGTCAGGATGAAAATCCCATAAAGATACTGGCTCTATCTTTGGACAGTCTTTTGTGTATGGGTCATACACTCTGCCCATATCTGTTCGTGTCCATTTATGTATTTGTTTACTATAGTTCAAAGGTCCTTTTACAATGCCTGTGCCTAACATACACGCTTCAAATATAGCGTGTCTAAATACATTCACAGCATTTGTATCGAGTAGTTGGTCGTGTATAAGTTCTTCCATCTTTCGTGCAGCTTCAGCCGCAGGAGATATCTGAGGTTCACCCATACGTGCAGGACCTTCACGCAATGGTGCATCAGGG